CCTTCAAAACAGCCTTCAAACAGCCTTAAAAAACTCTGTAACAATGAATAACCGCGCCAAAGTCAACGCCAAAGTTGCACCTGCCAAAACCAATATGTACTGCAAAGTATGTGCGGACTCAGGAAAACCCCGTGAGGTCGTCTCTAGCCACAATGTAAGAGACGCCACCGGAGCAAATACCTGCCCGACACTTGCTCAGCAACAGTGCAAATATTGCAAAAAACCCGGACACACTGTTAAGTTCTGCAAAGAACTAGAGGAAAAAAACAGGATCCGGTCAAAAAACCAGTCTCAATGCGAAAAACATATTGTGTCTACACAATCTGTTTTAAAACCCGCGGCCACTCCGGTAGCCGCAAAGAACGGGTTTGCGGCATTGTATAGCGACAGCGACAGCGGTGAGGAAACCGACAATGCAGAACATGACAGCAACCGCAGCTGTTGTGTCAAGGAGAATGTTAAGGATCAGAACTTCCCGCCCCTCAAAGGGTGGAAGAATGTGACCTCCCTTCTCCCATTTGCAACCGGCCTCACCCGCAATTTCGCAGCAGTCTTGCAAACCCCGGCTACCAATAAGACCAAGCCAGTTAACGCGCCACCGGCTCCAGTGAAAGCCCGCGAAATCAAATCCATCGTGCTGAAAGGCAGATGGGCCGACCAAGTGTCCAGCGATGAAGAAGACAGCGACGACGAGGACGAGGACCACGAAGTCAAGACCCCTATCCAGACCCCTGTCAAAGCCCCTGTCCAGACGTCCAACTGCGCATGGTAAGCACACGGTAAGCACTAACTAACACAATCACAACATCACACAACCTACTGTTTGCTGCTTATCTATATGTCTACTGCTGTTTTCACACTGCTTAATGCCCACATCACAACCTTTTTTTCTTTCTTTTTTCTTCCTTTACAAAAAAAACACCACTAAAAGCTAACTACTTATTATATTGCATTACTGCATTACTACATTACTACATTGCTGCGTTAAATTACTACTTACTCTATTTTATTATTGTTTATCATATTGGCGATGACATGTTTTAACCTGTCAATGTCGTCATTTTTATCGGCCATGTCCAGATGTAATTGCGACACTTGCGATTTCAGTCCCGCAATGAGCGCGTCTTTGGTTACAACATGTTTGCGTTTATGTTCTTCCACATTCACAACAAACAAGAGAGTGGTGAACAATATCATGGCACAAATAATTGCGAATACGCCGACAATCTGAATTTGGAGGTAAGTCAATTGAATTGTGGTCAAATGCTTAATAAAGGCGATGGTCTCATTCTTAATAACGGAGGTCACTGTAGGTATAGATATGCCCATTAAATAAGCAAGAATGTGCAAGTCAATATAAACGATGGCCACATTCGCGATGAAACGGGCAATGCTTGATGTAAAGAACGAGGAAGACGATGAAGACATTGTTGATTTTAAAAGGCTTTTTAAAGGTTTTTAAGATTTGTGCGGACCATTTTACATTTAAAAAAGTTTTCAATTTTTTATTTCGCGACATTCTTTAGCCCTTCCTTTTGCTCCCTGTCTTTTACAAACCACTCCACCGTGGTCTTAATGCCTTCGCGAATATCTGTGAACTGGAAGTCCGGGCACAAGTTCATTAGTTTTGTATTGGACACTGTCTTCTTATATTGCCCGTCACTGAACGCCGGGTCAAACGTCAGACGATTACCATAGTCAAAGCATTCTGCCACAATAGTCGCGACATCTTTAATACTGATTTCTTCCTTTTCAGGCACAGACATGATAATATTATCGCCATTAAACCTTGTCAACACTTCCATTATCAATTGAGCCAAGTCTTGAGAAAAGATGAACTGACGCAAGGGCGACCCGGTGCCTCTCACAACAAAGTCTTCGCCTCGCTCTTTGGCCAAACAACACTTGTGAATTAATGCGGGCAACACGTGTCCGTTCTCCAAATCAAAATTATCATTGGGGCCATAGATGTTGGTGGGAATGATACAGACAAAATTGTCGCCATAGTTTTCTCGGTAGGCGCGGCAATGGATTTCCAGCATGCGTTTCGCGTAGGCGTAGGCGTCGTTAGAGGGGTGGGGAGGGCCTTGATGAAGCGCCTGCTCGTCAATCGGGTAAGTCACCGCGTCAGGGAAAATGCATGTGGACAAGCAGGCGACGAGTTTTTTCACCTTGTATTGGTGGCAGCATTTGACGACATTGAAGTTGATGGCAAGGTTACTTTCAAGCATGACTACCTTGTTGTTCATGTTTTTGTAGAGCCCGCCGACATTGGCAGCCAAATGGATGACGTAGTCGGGGCAATAGTAGGCGAACATCTGCTGCGTTTGTTTCAAGTCAGTGAGATCATATTGGCGCGAAGATACAAAGGTGCAGTCGTAATGATGGGAATGGATGATGGTGTGGAGCGCGCTACCGACAAGACCGGTGCCGCCTGTGATTAACAATTTAGGTTTAGTTAATGGAGTAAAGGAAGAAACTGGAAGGGTGGTTGACATTTAGAAATAAATTAATAATGTACTTATAAATTTATGTTTAAGTGGTTATTTTGCAATTTTTAATAAACATCTAATTACTTTAATGCGTTTATTTTTAATGTGATGGTATATATATAGACATGGTGACAAGTATAGATGAAGCAGCAGCAAGTGAACCACGTAATGGCGAACCTAAAATTCGTGACGACGGGATTCAAGCTAATGCAACCAAAAATAATGCTGATACAAAAAAAGGCGGAAGTAGACGTAGAAAATCAAAGAGAATTCGAAGATACGGTAAGTCAAGGAGAACAAGAAAAGTAAGAAAGTCTAGGCGTCGTCGTTAAATAACATTTAGAATATTCGCATATTTGTTGGGTGCGTTTATTTTTAATGTGATGGTATATATAATATGAGTGAAAACTCCTCTCTTTTTAAAAGGGGAAATGAAATTGCCACGAAAAAATATTATCAAGCATCTGATTTAGCAAGTAAATTTATTGAGACCGCAAAAAAAAACATAGCTAGTAAAGATACCTCAAATGTAGACATTCTTAATTTAGAAACTTTGAGTCAAAATGCAACCACTGCATCAGAACGAGTTAATACTTCAATTGCTGAGTATTTTACTTCATTGCAACAATATTATGATGCTTTGGAAAACTTTAATAATGCATTAAGCCGCCAAGGTATTACTGTGCCTGAAAATAGTCTACCTGAAAAAATAAATGAACAACGTGGTTCTATAGATGATAAAAAAAAAATTTTTAAAGAGTATCATGGTTTATTGACAAGATCACATGAAACTTTAAGGGAGGCTTACGGAACATACACACCCGCTAGAAATAGTCAAGAAGATGAAGGCGGTCCCGGAAAAGGCGGTCCCGGAAAAGGCGGTTCAAGAAAAACAAGAAGGCGCCCTAGAAAAGCCTCAAGAAGGCGCCCTAGAAAGAGCTCAAGAAGAAGAAAAGGAAGAAAGACAAGACGCAATAGAAGATAATTTATAGAACATTTATAACATTTTCAAAAATGTTTGACGAATTTAATGTATTGGTATTTAATATGTCAGCGTTAGAAAATGCGGAAACAAGGGCAGATAGATTATCAAACGAAATTAATGTGTCAGCCACCAATTATTTAACGTTATTAAACGATTATTTTGGAGCTTTAGTTGATGTTTCAAAAAAATTAATTCAAGCTCAAGTACATGACAGTGCAATCGCAGGTCGTATAAATCAACCCAATGCTAACGATGCCGAGAAAAGCGCGCACCAGGCCAAGAATATCGCCGATAAAAATGATCAATCTGATAAAGTAGCTGCATTTAAAGCATATCATACAGCATTGACACAGTGGCATAACACATTAAAATATATATATAGAGGTGACGAAGTTATTATTCAGAAAGACTTAATCAAAGGTCAAGTCCAACCGTTAATTAATGAAACGGCGATGACTGCCGCAGAAAGTGGTCGCGAAGCAGCGCAACCACAAGTAACCGCAGCAAAACAAGTAAAAAACGAATTGTTATGGACAGATGAAGACATGAAAACACACAATCAACACTTTCAAAATAAGAATTGGGTTCCAACCATGTCTGACGATTGGAACAAATATGCAGAGAATTCTGGCAAATGGAACAATGCTACCCCATATATACCGACTGCACAAACAGCGCAACCAGCGCAACCATCAGTAAAAACAGCAGCGCGACCAGCACAAAAAAAAACTTTAGAAAGAAGTAACCGCGTTTCAAAGCTGATGCAAGTCAAACCAAACTCAGAGTTTTCACAATCACGAGATGATTTAGATTTAGATTTAGATTTAGATTTTAATAATCCTAATCGTAGGAGTGCCAGCAAACTTACCATTAGAGCCGACGGTGGTAAACCCCAAAAGACAAGGAAAAATGTTAGGTTTGCAGAAGGTTCAAAATTAGGAGGCTCAAAAAGAAGAAAAGGAAGAAAGACTAGAAGAAGGTAAACGATAATAACAATAAAATACATTCAGCAATAGATAAGTTGAATGCATTTAGTAATTAGGTAATCCGGGGTTAAGCCCAGCAAACTGAAAGGCGGAGATGGAAAAAATAAACAAAAGAATAAAAAAATAAAAAAAGGTCCCCCGAAGGGGCGCCTTTATTTAAACGTTAGTACAAGGTTACAAGATATGATAATGACCGTTTATTTAATATTTTTATTTTTATTTTATTTTTGTTGTTTTTGTTGTTTGCGATTGTGTGCGTACCTGTGAACTTACCTGCATAGTGGATGGTTTATAGCTGCTTACTTGTTGTAGCAGATCTCGTCGCTGTATTGGATGCGGGCTTCGGTGGGCGAGGTTCTTCTGTGGGACACGGACGCTTGTCTGAACAATGCAGTCGGAGGAGGTAACTCGTTAACAACCTTCATATCAGTTGCGACCGGATCTTCCGTTGCGTAGTAAAGCTGGTACTTCGGGTCGCAATTCTGTCTGGTGAGCGGAGGCGGAGCAGACTGCAAGTCCACCATTACGACGTCGTTGTCGCCTTCTGTCTCCATTGCGTCTAGTGCGCTGTCTGTCATGACTGCAGACTTGGTTCTCTCAAATCGCGGAGGAGTGGCCAGCATATCTAGAGTTAATGGGCCGTCGTCATCGCTATCCTCAATTGCGTTTAGAGAGCTGTTGCTTAAGAACACGGTCTTGCTTCTCACTAGCAGAGGAGGACTAGATGGTAGCTTAATGTTGTCCATCGTGAACTCGTCCAGCCGGTGTGAGAACTTGACCGGCTCCACGCAGTGTTCTACGGTGTCCCAATCGAGGAGGTCCGCCGTTTCCATCGCGTCACTTGGTGAGGACGTCGCGCTGCGAATGACGACGTGCTTTTCAGCAGCGGCGGCAGTAACAGCCGGCTCAAGAGACATGTCTTCCCCGTCCTCGTCATCCTCGTTCAACGCGCGTTGAAACGCGTAATGAAGCTGACAGATTTGCGCGTTTTGGAAGCTGCAGAGGTTGAACAGGTGTTTAATCTGCACAGTCTGCTCATCAATGAGCGTTTTTTGTTGCTGGAGCTGGAGCCCTTGCTCGTAGATGCACTCCTTTTGTTTTTCCATCTCTTGGGTCTGGTCCTCCATTTTCGCGAACAATTCATCGGTGTATGATGCGAGTTGGTGGATGTTGACTTTGGAGCGCGCGAGAGGGGTTTTGTTGGGGAGCAACAGCCAGTGCTCGCAGTCACGGGGAATTTCAGTTCTGCCCAAGTGCGCCAAGAAGAACTTATGAGAGCCTTTCTCGGCGAGTTCTTTTTGCGCAATATCGGTATACCAGTGCGCGATTTTGACAAAGGCGCAGTACTTGGGAGCAGCGTCTGGGGCGAAGGACTTGACCTTGACAAAGTCCACGTATTCCACGTTCGCGAGGTTAGCGTGATCAAACAAGAACCTCACATCCTTCTCCGTATATGTCTCGCCAATACGGGGGATGTATAAGTCCATAAAGGTTCGCTCATTAAGAGCGCGGGCAATTTCGCTGGTAGGGTATGCGTTAGCAGAAGACATTGTTGTTTTTAAGTTGCTTTGCAAGAGTTTGTTAGAGGGTTTAGAGCTTTTATAGCGTTTTTAATATATTCGTGATCAGCTAATGTGCAAAAAAGCATTTCAATTTTTTACTTTTTAGGTTCATTTATCATTTAGCGAATGAACCAAAATTTGCATAACGTTTACACTATTGGTTATTTGCATTGTAACAAATGCAAACAGAATAAAATGAAAGAAACCACGCAAAATAACAATAGCCGCTGCATTAATCAATGCATAATAAAAAAATTGAATAAATTAAAGGGTAAATTAAAAAGTTGAACATTCAAATAATAACGTATAATAACGTATAATAACGTATAACAGCACAATAAATAACGCGACTAATATAAGACAATGCCTTGCAAATTTTGTAGAGACCATTCGCACGCGTTGAATAATTGCAACTCGCCGAGATTGCAGGAGTTTGGCGAATATGTGACCGCGGTTCTTGGCAACCACACCTATGATTTTGTTAATCAAATGAACGAGTTATCGCGTTTCGCTGTATCTCAACTAGCGGGACTATGCAAATACTTTAATGTGCGCAACACGGGGTCAAAAGCGGTTTTAATAACGGCTATTATTGCGCAACGGTTTACTGCGAATGTGAATAGCCATAGCGATGACATAGTGGAGGAGAAAAGTGTGGATTTGTTATTTTGCGCGGAGTATAGTTACTTAATAAATCCATTTTTAAGGACGGATATATTGGACGTAAATATGGCGTTGTACATGTATGTGTGCGACAAGTTGCTGCAGATGATGGATTTGCACATAAATGCGCGCTACGGCGTGGTTCGCGAGGAGGCGGACAATTCGTGGACAATGCGCGGGAAGGTGTTGTACACTGAAAGTGTAGTTCGAGCATCGAACTCTCATCAAAATATGTTGGATAGAGTGCGTTTGAACCAGGCCTCCTTTATGGTAATAGCGCAAGTGTCCAACAAGTTGACAATCAAGATAGAGGAGAGCGCAGAGGAAGATAAGGTGGAAGAATGTGGGATATGTTATGATGTGAAGACGGTGGCAGCATTAAACTGCGGGCATGCCTTTTGCACGGATTGTGTATACAAAACCGCATTATCAAGACAAGGTGCGCACATTTGTTGCGCATTTTGCAGAGCGCAAGTGCAAACGATTAGTTTGAAGGAGGGGAAAGCAGATTTTGAGAGCCTAATGAATGCTGTATAAATGTAGTTGTAGTAGATGTTGTAGTAAATGTTCTAGTAGATGTTGTAGTAAATGTTGTAGTAAATGTTGTAAAAAAAGTTTGAAACTAAAAAATTGAAATGCTTTTTTATGAGAATAAGAATGCACACTCATAAAAACAATCTTGAATATTACAATCGCAACTAAAACTAAACTGCAAACTTAATAACAATGTCACAATCGCAAGAAGTAATGGAGTGCTCTATTTGTTTGGACTGCATTGACGGCACTAAGAACCAAATAATAACAGAGTGTGGTCATTGTTTCCACGCGAGTTGTTTAATGAAAAATGTTTCGCACAATGGGTTTGGATGTCCTTATTGTCGCGCAACGATGGCAGAGGCTCAAGTAAAGGATGATGACGAGAGCGTCTACTCAGACTATACAGATATAGAGGATGAGTTGTATGATGATTATTCCTTGAGAGGAATGAGGTGGATGTTTCAGCGAGCGAATGGCGAAGAACTAGATGACGACGCAGACGACGAGGAGGAAGGGGAGCCGACCGCAGTAGGGCAAGTACCGGAAGAAAGAGAAGAGGGAGAGGTGGAAGAGGACAGCGATGAAGAGGAGGAAGATATTCCAAGTGCGGAGTTTATCGCGTACAAGTTGGAGCGAAGTCGTGTCACGATGGAGATGTTGGTTAAGGCGATGCTGGCGCTAGACCATAACGAGTATGGCGACAACCGCGAATATAACGAGATGGAGAGTAATATATTTGGAAGGTTGCGGACAATTATTTCCAACTACAGACCAGAGCATCATGCGGATATGGAGCGGAATGTAGCGGCAAGGAGGGCGCGCGAGTTAGAGCAGCAGCAGCAGCAGCAACAGCCTATCAATCAGCTCGGTGTCTTTGGACGAGGTCTTCGCGAAATAAGAGAGGTATAGATAGCGATAGAGTAGAATAATAAATAGTAATAATTAATCATTTTTTATTGGAATTATAATTAATATAATTATGCCCAAAAACTACTTAAAGACAGCCCACCCTTATAATATAAGTAGCCAGTAGGTAACTTCTCACGGTTCCATACAGCAAACCCAATTAATTATTGAACGCAATGTTCAAACCGGAACCAGCACTGTATAATTAGAATTATAATTATGTTTAAATTTTGCCACTTAAACAATAATTTAAATTTAGCATTCATTGTGGGACTAAGTTCTTTCATTGACACATGAAAGGGTTAGGGTTCAAAATGAATGTCTAACTATTTTTTATTAATTGTATTCTAACTTTTTATTTCTTTATAGGTTAAATTTAAAGGACGACTTTCAAGACAAAGACAGCGTAAGCGGAGGAGGAGGAGCGGCGATTAAAGGATAAAGGTAAGTAAACCATTGTTTGGTCCTATGGTGTAGTGGTTAGCACTTCAGACTTTGAATCTGACGACCTGGGTTCAAATCCCGGTAGGACCTAATTTATAAAATATCACAATTATCACAATACAGTTCCACACAGCAACTACATTCAACGGAACGCGCACTTAATAACTATACGAAGTTAATGTTCAAATACGACTGCAATAAGCATATGAGTATTTGACTTAAGGTTTAATATGCTACATGCAGCATATTAAATATTATTATATTGATTATTAGATTACTTCATATTCCATAAGGATTGCCATATTTTGCTGACAGAGTTGTCGCCTTTGGTCTTCAATTTAAATGGGCATCCATAATCCGGGGTTATATTCAGTGGCCCGCACGGATTACACGCGCCTTTGATAAACCTGAACCCAGGAATAACTGTGGGCAAGTCCGCATTGGCAACGATTTCTTTCTTTGTTTTAAAAATACCGCTCGAATAGTCGGTTCCCAAATAAGTGGTTTTTTCCATATATGACACTGGGTCTTTATCAGAGGTCGCCGCCTTACATTTAATAATATCGCGGTTCTTATCTACTGCGAAGAGCGGGTCATACTTAGACTCACCCAAATCCGCACCCATCAGCAAAAATTGCCCCTCCTTTGTATTCCAAGACATCATTAATTTTGCAGCGGTTTCATTGTACAATTTCATCGCTTCTGACAACGCCTCGTTCGGCGCGATTTTAATAATCTGAATTTTAAGAATTGCGTTTATATACAAGTCTTGCGTTTCTTTAGACCAGGGCCAAAATCCCGTCTGGATTAACGTGAGCACCTCCTGTTCTGTCGCCTGGTTTTGTATGACATCCATATTAAATTCTGCAGTAGGATATCGCGACTTTTGCAACTGCACAAATTTATCCATCGTGTCTTTGGACCATCTGGGTTTGGTTAATGGCGCTACCTTTGTCTCTACCCTTGTCGCTACACTTACCGGCGGGGTCGTTCCAATAGGCACAGGAACATTTGAAGTTACGGTATTAAGAGCGGATGTTAAAATGTTGGTCATTCTAGATGGTGCGGTGCTTGGCACTAACTCTGGCACTAACTCTGGCGCTCCGCTTGGCTCTCCGCTTGGCGCTCCGCTTGGTGCTCCGCTTGGTTCTCCGCTTGGTGCTCCGCTTGGTGCTCCGCTTGGTGCTCCGCTTGGTGCTCCGCTTGGTGCTCCACTTGGCTCTCCGCTTGGTGCTCCGCTTGGTGCTCCGCTTGGCACTGGCGGCTCTACAGTAGAATTGGTTACATCAGGCGATGACCCAAGGTTTTCAATACCTTCTTTCACACTCGCATTATGCAGCGATATCTTGTATAAAACCACAATAATTGCGGCAACTATTAATGCCGCGATAGGATGAAACATCCCAATTAATATGATGCTCAATAATAAAATTAGATTGCCTAAAAGAGTGTAAAATAGCGTAATAAACATATTGGGAATGGCATAGAAAATAGCCCACAGTGCAACCAAAATAGACGCAATGCCGAGGACTTCATTGAAATATTTTATTTTATTCGCGCCTTTTCCAATGTTAAAAATTTGTTTAATTTGCTCCATATATTATTCATATATTTTTCATATATGAATATATTACCCAATCCATGCCATCATGGCCATATTATCTCCCCGTAGACCCAAACCCGCCCGCGCCACGTGATGTAACACCTAAGTCATCCATATTGTCCACCATTTCAACATAAATCGGCACCGACCCCGGCGCACAAATTTGCGTCAATCTGTCATATTTATCCACCGTTTGCACCTCGTCCGGATCCCTACCTTGCAAACAATCAAACATCCCCATAATACTCCCCCTGTACCCTGCATCAATAATTCCTACACAATTCGCCAAACGGAGCCTCGTCTTGTATATACTTGACCTGGCATACATAAAATAACCGGTGGGGTAAATCTTACAATCATCTTGTCCATGTTTTGCGACCATAT